ACATCCTTATGAGATTTTGCGGTTTCATCGTCTACGCTTTCCGCCATCTTTTCAATAAAGGAACGGAATTCTCTTACTTCTTCAATTAAACTCATTATTCTCCTTTCGTTATGATGTCGATCATTTGCTTGGCATTGTTACTGGAAACGGATTTGCCCATTAATAAAGACAATGCTTCGTTGGCATCTTCTGTTGTGATTTGGGTTTCTGTTGGTGTTGCAAGTTCATAATGAACGGTAAGCGGATTGCTATTCAAGTATGCTTTAACGCTTTCAGCAGTTGTTCCGCACTTGCTCTTCAATATAAAGATAATAGCTGAGGCACCATTCATATAGAAATGTTCGGAGTCTTGCGAAAAATTCACCAAAAACGGAAGATAATTTGATGCTTGAACAGGATTCGGATATTTAACATCTGTTCTTCCGTGTTCAAGTGATATTCTTACGCAATCGGTCAATTCGGTTAGATAAACATCATAACTTCCGTTTATCGTTATCTGTCCTACCCTTGTAATAGCCTTACTCTCTGTTAATTCATCATATACATTTCCGGCACTCTTCATTCCTGTAGGGAAATAGGTTGAAATAGGTAAGGATAGAGTAGATGAGGTGTAAGGCTCAAAAGTAGAATCTTCAACATCAATTAACCGAAGCATTGGCTTAAATACGAAGTTGTTTGCCGTTGCTCCTGCTAATACGGTGATATATATTGAATAATCCTCTCCTGTAACATAAGGAACCTCTACCCCAGAACCATAGTCACGATAACTTAATCCTGTAGTAGTATTATAGGAAGACATGTAAATATTCTGCGATCCAAAACCGCATGATAAGATGTATCTTCCTGTGCTTAACACATTATTGGTTCCTTGAGGTAATACATAGAAATTTGCTCTTTGTGTTGCAGTTCCCGAAACTATGACTTCAGTTAATTCGCCGTTTTCGTCTTTATTGACTGTAAATGTAACTCCGTTTATTGTTTCAGTTGATATATTTGTTTTCAGCAGATTCTTTCCTGTTGTCTTTATCCCATTCCCATTAAAGGATAAGAGAGAACCTTGATTGTAGGAATAATAGGAAAGAGGAAAGAGTGAGGTGAACTCACTTGGGTCTGTTATAGAATCCAATCCCATTTGAGTAAGGTCAAATATATTTACATTTTTTACATCAATGCTTCCTGCTATGCCTGTATTTCTTATATAAAAATTGTCATTAGTCAATGAGCCTGAATAAGTGAACATAACTTTATATTTGGCAAATGAACTTGTGATATTAAAGTTTGTAGTAATACCATTTATTACAATAAAGTTTGCTTGTGGCAGATTAGCTGATTTTACTTCAGCAATGAATATATATTTATGATTATTGACTAATGGTATGCTTTGAAAAATTCCCCTTTGCTGATTTTCTGAAACAGTAAATGTAGCAATATTGTTTGCAACTGTAAATGTGGTTAATGAACCAACAGACCAATTACTTGTATCAGCAAAGTTCCCATTTTGTACTAACTGATTCCATACTAACGTATTCCCTTTTATATCAGTAATCTTCGCCAATCCATCACTTTCGGTTGGACTCTGTCTGTACAGAAATTCTTGGTCTGTTAATAAACCTTGAGGATAACGAATATCACCCTTAAACGGAGATGTTGTCGGTGTGCTTGTGTTTTCAGGCAGAATCTGTTCCGTGCCACCTTTATACGATTTAAAGAACATCTGCTCTGTTACTTCGCTTGTATCGATCAGTTCTCCATTATTATGAAGTTCAAATTCCCATTGCCTTGCTTCACTATCACCTTGTGATGCATGAATTGTTACAACATCCAAAGGATTCGGTGTCATATTTACTTTCATTCGACTATCTCCCACACTTTTGCCATTTCCTTGGCAGTTAAACCACTTTCCACTAAATCCTTTTCATTGAATTTCATTAGTGGGATTTCTATTTCCTGGTCAAGTTCGTTTAATTCCTTAACAAAAGAAGAGAAGTTTGGACTCTCTCTGTTAATCATCAATTGTCCTTCGTTCTCTTCTCCGTACTTTTTAAATAACTCCTGTTTGAATTGAACATACTCTTTTAACTCATCACTCAATTTTCTAATGTTGTAGGCAATCTTGAAGCCGATTGAACCTTTGCATTCTGTTAATGAATCGAGATTGATAAGTAATTGTTCTGCTTGTGATGTTTTCATAGATTCTCCTTTAGCCACCTATTCTAGTGCCATTAGCATAAATGCCGTTTGTTGCAGTTAAATACAACTTGCCCTGATTCGCATTAAGGTTCACTTCTGTTCCGTAATACTCTGTATTGTTCACAGTTGCTCTTCTCGTTGTCAGCTTGATGTTGAAGTTTTGGCTTGAGTCTTTTTCCAAAAGCACTTCGCCAAGCATTGTGCCACCTCGCATGACTCTTAACGATAGATAGTTATATGCAGATGTTTTAACGATATAGATTTCATCGGAAAGATTTGAACCATCAACATCATAGTTCCTCAAACGAAGAACATTCTCCGATGATGTGGATTCCATGTAAATCGTGTTTGCACTTCTGTTTGCACCAAACATAGAGTTGGCAATGGACATATAGTTTCTTCTATAATCTGCCCACATTTGGATGTTGTTGCCGACTACGTTTGATGAACCACTAGCATAGTTGGTTATATCCATCCATTGAACATTTTGGCTCTGCGAAATTGCAGAATTGAATTCAATGGCATTTCCTACTTTGTCAGCATTGATTTTGTAGTTATTCCAAACTGCCGTATTGTTTTGAGTTCCGGAATTCCACATTCCAAACTCGTTTGCTACTAATGTAGGATCGCTATTCTTCATGTTCCCAAGTTTTAAAGTTGGTGAACCTGATGTTTGGTCAGCAGACATCCTTAAATAGTTCACAAGGTTGGATGTGCCTGTGTGAGTATCGTAGTTTGTTAGATAGATGAAATTATTCTGCTGATAATTCCAAGGTGCTTGTGCATTCTCTTCAAGTTCAATCGCATTGGCTAAAATATAACCATGCAAATGGTCATAGTTCCTTAAAGCGATATATGCTTCGCTATTGTCACCACTTGAAGACATTAAGAACTGATTCAAAGTATCGCCATTTGCCGTTAAGTTATTAACTGTAAACTGTTCTTGTGGTTGGAATCTAACATACCCCGTTCCATCAAAGGAAACTCCATCATAGTTGGTATCGCCATCGGCATCGTACTGTTGAGCAGTAATGTATTTGCCGCTTGTATCATTAGGGTCACCGAAGATGATTCTTGAACCTTGCACATCTGTACCATAGATGTATGAACCATAAATATCCAATGCCCTTAATGTTATCGTACTTAACGAATTCATGTAGGCATCACCGCTTGTTGTCCAACCGCTTCGCCATGAACCTTCTTGACCATAGTCATCACTCATCATGAATCCTTGGGCAGTTATCATGTATTGGTATTTGGATTGAGAAATGTCTTCTTCGTTATGTAAGATGATTCTTCCGGCACTATCCTTTGTGATGTGTAACCCTACACCATTCGCAATAAGTTTGAACATATTTTCGGCTTTGGTATCTAACCAACCGACATCGATATCTAAATCGCTTACTGCTTCATCTACTGCCGTACTAATAGAATCAGTAATAATCGTATTTAGGTTTGCTTTCGCATCGCCTAGTTCAATCGAATCATACTTATTCGTTAATACGTTCCATTGAGTCTTAATGACCCTACTCGATGCTTCGACATTCAATTTATCGAAATAGACATGGACAGTATCGCCTAGACTTACTCGTTCTAAAGGAAGAATGTTTTTATACTCTTCGGTCTGCCAAAGTGGAATGAAGTCTATCTTAATATTGATAGATGGGACTTCAATAGAGTTATTTTGGGCATAAGTGGTTGCTTTCTGTAATAACTCTGCACTTGTAGGCACTTGCCCACTTTCGTAGTCACTAGAAAAATCTACGTTTAATATTCTTGGATATGTCGCACCTGTCTTATTGTAGTAGGAATCAGCTTTGTAAGTAACTTCATCGACTACTGCGTAGCCATAGACTCCATCATAGACATTTTCATTGTTCTGTTCTTGCGAGTAATCAATAAGGTTTTTTCCATAGGAAATACGGACTCCGTTGTCACCACCTCTTCTCGCATGAAGTTTAACTGTTAAATTGTCCCATTCGTACTCTGGTCGCAATACATCCAACACACTTCCTTCATAGCCACCTAAACACTCACGGAAATATCTAGGAATATCGTTTGTGAATGTACTTGTTGTGTTAGTAATATCTGTCCATGTGCTGAAAGGATAACTTCCAAGCATATTAGAAACTAATTGGTTCTTGATGTTGACTGCACCTGTCGCAGTAAAAGGCTTAACAACTACTTTACTTAAATCATAAGTAATGTGTTGGCAATGAACCGATGAAATCA